AGGGTGATGGTCAGCAACCCATCCTCAAAGCTAACTGATCTAACTTCCGTCTCGTCACTGAGGGTCCATGCTCTAGTGAAAGATCTTTGAGCCACTCCTCTATGGACGTATTCTGTTCCAGTTTCTCCATCTTCTCGTTGTCCTTCGACAAAGAGTTTTCCGTCTTGTGTGTAGACATTTACTTGTTTCTTTTTAAATCCAGCAAGTGCTAGTTCCAGTCTAGACTCTACGTTGCTGACTGTCACTAAGTTGTACGGAGGATATGAGGCAGATGTTTCGTGAAGGTCAAACACTCTGCTAAGGTAATCATCCATACCAATACTGTTCCTATTTATCTTTTCAAGCAACTTTGGCAAATCAGCTGCATGGTACTTCATTAGGTTTCCCATTTGTACTTCTCCTTTTAAAGCGAGATTAGATTGTGTGGACCCCGAAGGCATCCGATATATTTATAGCACAGACATAAAAAAAGAGGTATGGGGTAAACCACACCTCTTGTAAGTTCCGACTTTTGAAGCGACCGCACGAAAGGTCTCAAGATTATTTATCAATCCTTATGAACTACTGGATTACTTGCAACATCAATAAAAGAAGGACGAAGAATAGGATCTTCTTTCTTGATGAAGTTTGCAAAGGTTTTTCCCTCTACAATTGGGATAGCAGTTGCATAAGTTTGATTAAACTTAAGTTCTTGATCCTTGCAATACTCGTTGTAGATACTGACGTAACGACAGACAAACAAAGTGTATCCTTTGATAGTGCGATTACCTTGAGTAATGTCGGCCTGTGTAAGACACTTCTTAACAGGAACCGATGCAATCACGTCTTTTGATACTCCACTTTCTTCAAGGATCTTTCGCGTTGCAAGTGCTCCTTTTTCTCTGTTAGCAAAGTAGTGACGCATCATGTCACCAAAGGAGTCAATTCCTCCATTCTTTTCATCTACTTCAGCGATGTGTGCAGAGAAAGTAGAAAGGAAAGAAGCTCCACCTCTAACAAAGTTTCCAAAAACTTCTTTTTCACAGTTGTCCGCAGAGAACACATCTACATGAGTTTCAAGAAAGCGTTTTACGAACTCGTCTCCAGCTTCTTTTCGTGCCTTTTCAACATAACTGTGTGAGGTGCAGTTAAACTTTGCATCTTCAAGTGTTCCTGCAATTCCGATGCCAAAAGGTTTAAGGAAATTGTAAATGAGTTTTGCCCACTTCTGCTCAGAGAAGAATGCGGACTTGAACTTTTCATCCGTGCTTTGAGTAGAACGGAAGTTGCAGTCTGCGTTGTGATTTTCAGATTCTACACGAACCATTTCTTCATGAGAAATTCCTGGTTTGTGGAAGATGAGAAGAATCGGAATCCGTGCAGATTTGCTTCGCGTAACAGCATAAAGCATAGAAACGCGGTTGTTACCCTGAGTGATAACAAGAACATATCGACAACCGTCTGGACGCAAAAATCCAACTAAAGTTCCTGCTGCTTGATAGGAGAATCCTCCCATCCCATTCAGATCTCTCTCCTGATTACCGTACCGCAGATTATCTCCACGATTGTATTCGGGATCGGTCATGATATCTCCAATTCTGGCAGAGACATGAACGCTATCAACGCCTTCATACTCCCCTCTGGAGTGTGCTTCGATGACATCTTCAAGTTTTGGAAGTCCATCTGTCGGTGGTTTATCTAAGACCGGCAGGTGTGACAGAAGTTCTTGAACAATGTCTGCAACCTTATCAGAAAAAAGGTCGCAAAGATTTAGTAGTGTTTTCACCATAGTTTACCTTCCTTTGGTTTTGGTAAGTAGTGTTGTACAAAATCAACCGTTATGGAGTTAGGTTGACCCGGACGAATCCGATGTACGTATTATATAGACAGATTGGTAATCTTGTCAAGAGCCAGTCTGTCTCCAAGAACCAGAACCATCAGATTTAACGTCCTCTGGTGTGGTCTTTGCTTCCAACCATACCACGGTTTTTTCTTTCCGTCAACGTATGGAGGAGTCTGACCAACATGGTAGTATTGGTCAGCGGTGATATCATACACCTTATCAGTGCTAGTGTCAAGGAGCCACCAGTGAGAACACTGGTGATAATCAACCGCAGTTCTCTGCTCAAGGACATCCGTGTCCATTAGGTAATAGAGTGCCTGAGATGAGTGATAGCAGTGCCCGAACATGGGATTACTAGCATTCTCCTCCCGATACTTTTTAGTAACCATTTTTGGTGTTAGGTTACTAGCAATTACCCCCATGACTGATTCAATCTCAGTCATGGGATAGGGTTCAAAAGTCAGTGTTCTGGTTTGAAATATTTTCTTATCTTTATAACGATGACGTTCAATAGTTTTCATTCACCTTCTTGTTGCTTACCTTTCTTGCCTATGTTATACTTTTGCTCCAGAATCCAGTCCGACTTATCCTTATAAGCCAGAACTTTAATTTGATTCAGTGGAGCGATGTCGAGAACTGATTCTTCTTTTACGATGGAGATAAGTCCCCAATCAGCGAGAAGACGTGCAATACGATTGCGTCTCTGTACGTCGTTAACAGTTAGATTAGCATGTTTTCCATCTAATGCAAAGAGCTCTTTGAAATGGACGATATAATAGAGTCCTTGCTTATGCAAGATATGGCAAGACTGATAGAGTTTCTTCTCCTTACGTGATGCAACTCCGATGCGTGTCAGTGTCTCACGAACTTTCAGGAAATCATCAGGTTCACTTAGAAGCACCTGCACCATTTGATCTTGTGACCACTGTACCGTTGGTTCAACCGTAGTACTCATTTCATTCCTCCAGTGTCAAGTCGTTGTTTAATAAAAGTAAGTTGTTCTTGTGTAAGAATTTTCAGAGCCTGGGATGCCTTCTCATTACTATAACCATAGTATTGTTTGACACATTCTAAATCTTGGACTTTATCCTTTCGGAGCCAAGGAGAGAATCTCTTTCTTTTCCTCAAAGTATTTAGATAAAATGAATATTGCATATCTTTATCGAGGAAACTATACCTATTCATTTCATTAGCAAACATGACACAATCAAGGTGCCCAGACAAACAACGATTAATGATATATGGAGGGTAAGAGCTAATGTCCTCACTTAGATCCTCTTTGTTGAAGTTGATTGAATTTAACCAGTCTTTGAGTTCCATTATCTAATAATTTGAATGTCATCATCATCGGTCCAAAGTTCTACTTTGTTTCTGAACCTACCTTCTGCTTTGAGTTTTTCATATCTCTTGGTTGCTTTCTTCTTCCACCAGGCAATAATGTTCTCAAGATAGAACTTGTCCCAGTTAGGTCCACGGACCAATTCTTCCTGCTCACCAAGAATTACTTCTTTGACATTTGAATATCCATATTCGCAGAAGTAAGTTCTCTTCTTCTGAGTGAGAGACAGTGCGGTCTCTATCACTGAATTAAACTGCTCCAGTTTCTCATCCATCCCATATTCCTTCAGAGAATTGCGGGTGATAGAAATCATCTTTGTCTGACGCTTCATCTTCTTAGATGATGCTTTCTTGTCAGTCAAAGGTTGATTGTTATTCCACACAGTAAACCGATCATGGAGACGGTGAAATGCCTCATCATGGAGCAGAGGTAAAAACTTACTCTCAGTCAGTCCCTTGTATCTCATGAATGGTTTGAGGCCATCGTACTGTGAGGCATCCGTTGTGGACCCGTAGAGAGACGTAGTTTCAAACAGGGCGATATCCTTCTCAAAGACCTCGTTCAGGGTCTCACGGGCATAGTGAGAGCAGCACAGCAGCGCAAGGAGTTTACCTCCAAGGTAGTTGTATCCAAACGGTTGAGACGGCACAATCACAAATCCCATGGCTGCATGGCGATTGAAGATTGAAAGATTGGGTGCCTGACCCAACCAAATGTTTCTTGGTTTGGAATTGATAGTAGGAGATCCAAAGCGGATAAATCCAAGACAACTTTGTGTCTTCTTCTCAAAAATCATCCAACGCAATTCTCTACCAGGAATGTTGCTCTCATTATTATGAGAAGACACTGCCCTCAATAGATTGCCATAGTGTTCTTGTGGCACTGACTGCTGAAAGCGAGCACCAACAAACTTGATATCAAACTCCATCTCTTGCGGATGAATATCTTCGTTGAAGAACTCATCATGAAGTGGTGCAAGAGAACTTGTGGACTTGATTACTTCTTTTTTCACAAAACGCAGATAGTCCTCAATATTTCCCATCTGAGAGAAATACTTGATGAATTCGTCTGCGGCCCAAACGGCATCATCATTAGATATAATCATCAGAGATAATCGGGTCCTCTATCACTTCTATGGAGAAGCACTCCATCAACTTTGTCCATCAAATCTAGAATACTTCCGTGCATAAGACGGTATCCATATCCAACGTATAGTTGTCCAAAGAATACTGTGAGTGCCATGAACGTCCAGAAGTAGTAGTACGTTCTGGATTTCTTTTGTCTAGGGGTTTTCATACAATCAGTTTTTTACTAGAGGGTGTTACTAATTTGCTACCGAACATTTCATTATATCGTTTGGCAACATCTTCTTGAACAGGCACAATATAGACGACGTGACGTTTAGATACTGTGATCTCTGGATTTTCCTGATCAATCACAGTGGCCCATGGTGCAAATCCTACACCAGTATTTGTAGGAAGAACAACCAGACCATTCTTAACAGTCACAGTATCATCAGTTTCAGAAACAAGTTCTGCAACCACTTCTTCGCCAGTAGTAATACGAAACAGTTTTACATCAATCATTTAAATTCACACTCCACCATAATTTCGGTTAAACAAGCAAGCATATTTATCTCCTGATCCGCGACAAATGCCATTTGATACTGATACTTAGCAAGAGTAAGCACAGCAGCAGGAATACTATTCGGA